CGTCGCTCTGCTCGGCTGCCGGCGCGGGCTGCTGCGTCTGGCCTAGGGCCTTGGACAGCATCTCGCGCAGCTGCTCTGCTTCGCGCTTCGCCTCGTGCTTTTCGCGGGTTAGCTCTGAAATTCTCTTCTGGAAGCCGCCGCCCGGTTTACGAGGCTGGGGCGCTTCGCCCTCGGCCTCAGATGGCTGCTCTTCCGCAGGCTCATCACCTGGGGCGGTGGTCGCTTCCGCCGTGTCCTCGACCGGAGCAGGCGCTTCCTGTGCAGGAACGGCGCCCGAAGTCTTTGCATCTTCCGCTACTATAGCGGCTAAGTCAATATCACCACTCACGAATCACCTCGTGCAGGAATTGCATTTTTGCTGTCGAACAGTTCCCACGGAGAAAGGATCGGCTCGGCAAATGGAGAGTGAGCGACCATGTATTCGCGGCGCTGCTTCTCGTAAAACTCGCGGAGTTCGGCGCGGGCTTTCTCGGCGCCGACAAGCAGTCCGGTTTCGTAGCCGGACGCTCTGCTTTGACGGCAAAGGGCTTCATGCTCTTCGATGGAAACGCCAGCCTCGATCTCAAGGCGGCGCTTTTCTTCCGTGAGCTGCTGCTCAATCTCCACTATTTTTGTGGCGAATTTTACCCGCAACTCGTCGTAAGCCTTGAAATAACCCTCGCGTCGATTTGCCGAGCGAATCTGGTTTAGCTTCTTTTCAGCCTCTGTGAGCGGGCGTTTCTTTCTCACGAATCCACCTCGTAGTTAGACGGGCGCAACGGCCTCATCGATCTCGATCACCGGGGGAAGCCCGGCAGTGTCGTCGTCGATCTCCACAACGGGCGGAAGTCCATCGGACATGCCTTCAAGCATTGGACCACTTGGAGGCATCCCGGCCATTTCCGGGCCGCCTTCCATCGGAGGCGCCATGCCCTCGGGAGGCATCGGAGGCTGCTCTCCAGGCTGTCCCTGCTGTGTGAGCATCTGAAGCTGCGGCATGATCTGCTGGAGCTGCTGAACCAACGGCCCAAGCGAGAGCATCATCTGGCCGGTTTCGAGCCGAATCTGCTCCGTCTCCGCGATGAGCTTGTCGGTCGTCGCCGCGTCCTTCATCGCCTTCGCGGCCTCTGCCGGGTCCGGCTTCTGTTCGGCCTCGATCTTCTGGCCGTCCTTGTCGATGCCCATAGCCTCGCGGAGACGGCCCGCCAGCTTGTCAGCGCCCGGAAGGTCCATGTTCTCTACGATGATGTCGCCGCCGATGTCGGCAATCATCGGGAACGAGCGGACAAGCTCTGTCATGAAGGCCGTGGCCTCCTGGCGCTTCGTCGCGTAGCTCGGGCCGGTGGTGACGGTCACGTCGTACTCGCCCGCGCTGAGGTCGTTTAGGACAATGTCCATCCCGCTCTCGTCGATGTCGGGCTTGTTGATTTCGACCATTTTTGTCGAGCCGTCCTCGCCCAGCGTGCGGACAATGCGCGTGCTGTCGTAAATCTTGGGGATCAGGTCGACCAAGACCTTGCCGCAGTACTGGACCGCGATGCTCAGGTTATCGATGTAGAGATAAGTTCCGGTGTCGCCTTCCTGCTGGCGCGCGAGAATCGCCCGGCCGCTGGTTTCGTTGGAGGGAGCGCCCAGCCCGGCCTTGTAGATGCCCGCCACGCCCTCAAGGTCGGCAACGGCAAGCTGCGACTGCACGTCAAGGCCCTGCGATGCGATGGGCGGTTCGCTGCGCTTGGGCGGGCCGTTGGCGTTCTGATCGCCCACATAGAACAGCGCGGCGTCGTTGCGGATGCCCGCTTGTGCCCACTGATTCTCGTACCCTTTGGCTTGGTTCGCCGTCATGATGTACGGCGCCTTGGGCTGCATCGCCACGGCCTCAACCGCCGCCGTCCGCGTGTAGTTGTAGACGCGCTGCGGGTCGCGCATGTCGTGGATCATGCCCTTCCGGGTCGCGCGGCCATCGGCCCAGATTTCTTCGCCAGTGACGACGCAAATTGGAATGTACCGCCCGGCCCAATCGGTCGGCCCCTGCAAGATGCCGCCACCGCTCATCAGGCAGGACTTGACCTGCTGGACCACCACCTCGCGCTGCTGCGTTACCGGCGATTCGGGCGGCGTGTCGTCGTCGTCGTAGGAGACGGCGCCGTCCTCGTGAAGGCGCAGCATCTTCTTGACCGGCTCGCGATACCAATACTCCGCGATCTTGACCGTATCGAGCGTCCGCCAGCTAAACGCCTGATCCGCTACGTTGGTCGGCAGGCTCTCGCACGGCACGTCGGGATAGAGCTTTTGATACTGCTCCTTCGCCATGTCCTCGAACACGAAGCCATAGCGCATATCGCTCTTGTCCGGCTCTTGCGCAAGCGGGTCGATGAGGATCTGAAACGGGTCGTTGATCCGCTTGATGCGGATGTCTTGGTCGAAGCTGTCGTCGCCGCTGTACTGCGTGACGATGCGCCAGCCGCCGATGCCCGCCTGTGCCGCGTTCTCCGCCGCCTTCGTGTACGCCGCGCGGGCTACCGACTGCTGCTCAATGTGCCGGATCAGGCCGTTGAAGATTTCCGCAGCTTCGACCGTCGCGCCATCCTTGGCGGGAAGCACCTTCACGGAAGGCGGGTTTTGCCTCACCTCGCCCGTCAACTGCCGCACAAAGCCGGGGCAGCGGTTCATCGTCAATGCCGGGCGATTGGCGCTCTTGCGATCGCTCAGGGCCTGCGAATCCCACTGAGCCTCTCCGCCGATGTAGAAGCGTTGGCAATCCCTGCCGGACGAGACGTTGTCAAATTCCTGCTTCCACGCCTCATCGGCATGGGCAAGGGCGCGGGACAGCAGGTCCGCCTTTGTGTTGCCTTGCGACGAGGGGCCGCCGCGCGTTGGGGTCGTGTCAGCCATGTCTATGCCGCCATCCATCCGCCCGTAACGCGGGGCAGTTTTGCCTTAGCCTTCACCTCGGGCTCTTCGTACACGACGCAGCCAAGCCCGAAGGCGTCGGAGCCGTGCGAGGCCCAATCATGGTTGGGACCAAGGCCGATCTGGCGCTTCTCGTCCCGCTTCTCGTGATACCAGCCGAGCGCGTCGAGGCCGGGCTGCGTGGTTGGCGCGTTGAACCACATGGACGGGAACAGACGCCGGCCAGCCTCGATCCGGGCTGCAGCCGCGCCTTTGCCCTGGTTGGGAACAACCGTGACCGTGTAGCCCGCCTCACGCAGCGCGGAGGCGTAAGACACGTCATAGACCTTGTCGTTCGTGTCGCCGTCGTGAGGCAGCCAGAATTGCGCGCGTGAGGGCGTGTAGCCCTTGCCTCGCGCCCATTCCAGATGAGCTCCCAGCGGCTGCCCTACGGCCTCGTAATAGTCCAGCCAGCGGATTTCCCGGCCTACGAACTGCGCTACCCAAATCGTGAATGCGTCCGCCCGCGCGCCAGTGCCGCCGATGTCGCAGAACAGGCGAAGCGTCATTAACGGGTCCGGAGCGACGTTACCGATCCGCCCTTGCGCCCGCGCGGCTGTCAGGCTTTTGGCGTAGTAGGCGCCCTCGATGACCGAGACGTAATCGCCCTCCCAGATGTGGGAATATTGATCGGGCCGCTCCTGCAGGTCGCGTTGCCGCTCGCGCTCCAGCTTAGCCGGGAACTTGGGATTGTCCCGCCAGTTCATCTCGACGGTGCGAATCAGCGGGTCGCTGGAATGCCGGAACCGGCTCTCAACGGCCGCGCTCTTGCGCTTGGGGTTCCATGTCGGCCACAGCTCGGCGTTCCAGTCCTCACCCTCTTCGCGAAGCGTCGGGATCAGCGTCGACCACGCCTCAGCCGTCACGGGCTCGGCTTCGTCTACCCAGCACAGCAGAATGCGGCCCTTCGATTTCACGCTCTCAATGGAGCGATCTAGGCCGACGAAGGCATAGCTAATCCTGCCGTCGTGGCTTTTGATGTACTTCTCGCCTACGTCGTAATAGGCCGCTAGGACCGGCTCCTCCTCGATGGCGCGCTTCACTTCCTCCAGCGAGGAATCATCCAGGCTGTTCATGTACTGGCGAGCGCAAAGAATGATGCCCGAGACGCCAGCCTCGCCAAACATCATCCCGCGAACCGCCGTCATCTTGGCAAAGCTGCGGGTCTTGGCAGAGCCTCGGCCACCGTAAGCGCCGCGCACGTCGGCAGGGCCGATAAACAGGCTTTTCAGCTTAGGCGGCAGGGCGATCTGGACGGCGGTCATACTTTGCCCGCGAACACGTCTACAGCACGCGAATAGGTCGCCGCGTAGACGCCAGAATACCCGTTCATAGCCTGATACCAGCCGTAATATTCGCTGGCCAACCCATTCAAGTACGGCGAATGCGGCTCTCGATATTCGCTGCCGTCAGCGCGCACAAAAACAAAATCATCTTCTACGATGTCGTAAAACAGGCCGACAATGCGATCAGGCGGAAGATAGGGCCCTATCACGAGCTGAGATCCACAAGCTCAATGCGGGTCACACGGATTGGCTGGCTGTCAGCGTCTCCGCCTACGAGAGCCTGCGGCACCTTGCCGTCGAGCCTGTCGCCGATTTCCTTGGCCGCCGGTACGTCGCCAGCGATGGCCGCGCCAAACAAGGCAACCGCAGAAGCCTCTAGTTTGGTCCGCCCTTTGCGCGTGTCGTCAACCGGCCACAAGGCAACCAAGCGCAGCGTGTCGCGCCAAAGCTTGTCCTTCCACGGACCGCTCGGGCGGCCCCCGGTTTTACGCGCGCTAACCTCTTGAGACTTTGCGGCCTTTCCGGCCATGGGCTAATGCTCGGTTGTGGAGCGGTCAGCCTAATCAGGTATTAAGTTGTGACTTAGAAAGTCAAGCGGATTGTGAGCCGCGCGTCGCCAGGGCCGCCCGTTCCCAATCGCTCGGGATGATCTCATAGCCGTCATAGCCCGAATAGATCCCCACCCCGTACCAGATCGGATTTCTCACAACGCTTACAGCGCCAGGGTGCAGCGCCACAAGGCGAAAGCCTCGATGCTCCGCAGACCACGGCGCCGCGCTCACCTTCATCAGGCTTGGCGCGGCTACAATGGCCGGGGATGCGAGCAGGAAAAAGCGGCGCTTCATGCCGCGATCCTAACATCTCGGACGAACTTGCGTCGCCATCCGAGTTTTAGGCTCGCTGCGTAACCGAGGCACAACCGGCGGCGCGTCACTGTCTCCCGGCAGAAGCCGAGGTGTGCGGCAATCTCGCCGTCTGAATATCCTGCTCCCGCCATTCTGCGAAGGCGAGCGGTGTCGTCTGGTGTCCAGGTGCGGCCATTGCTCATTTATTTGGTCCTGACCTTTAGTTGATCTGCTGGCGCGCCATCGGTGGGCAAGACGATGCGGCGTTGCGTGCCTCTGACAATCCGCACACCGAAGAGTGTTGCGCCGTTGCCGACGCGCTCGAAGTGGTCATGTTGCCCAAGGCGAAACAGCTCTAGATTTGCCGCGTCCATCCCGTCGCAGTCCTCTGCGGTCAACTCCAGTCGCATTGACGCCGGGCGCCCGCCATTCATTTCCGCCTCTTGGATCAATGGCGCGACATCCCGAGCGATTGCATGAATTTTGTCGTATTGAGCATTAAGCAAGTCATACCGCGCCTTAAGCGCGTCGATTCGTGCCAAGGCCGACCGTCTCGCGGCTGCCACATCAGGGAAAAGCCAATCAACAACGCTCACTGCATCGCCTCCTGTCGCTGGGAAAGGGTCATACCGACTGCTCCGCAAGGTGATATTCCAAGCAGCGCACAAGGCGTCTGCGGCCATCCATGCGCTTCTCGCAAATCTCTTTGAGTTCCGGCCACGAGGGCGTGAACTTGGCATCGGCGCCGCCGTCGACCCAGTATTCGCAGGCAAAGCGGACGACATCGATTGGATACGCGCTCAGGTCCTGCACCATGGTTTCAGCCATTAAACGGGCCTCGCCGTCGCCGTGCGCTCGGCTCTTGGTACGGACCATCAGCTTTGCGACTTCGTGGGCAATTTCAGCCCGCTTGCCGCCCCGGCACATGCCGCGCAGCAGCGCCAGGTCCTGCAGCAGGTCGGCGCGATTCCACCCCTTGCGCAGCCCAAATGGACCCAGCTTCGTGCCGGTGAATTGCCCATCACCACCCCAAACGCTGCTAGTCGTCGGCGCGACGTGCGATGTCAGCGAGCTGCTGATAGAACGCATCGTTGCCTCGGGGAGGTTGAAGCCGCCCAACTGATCCTTTACCCACCGGCCGAGAGGTCTCGCGGCGGCACCAGACTCGCCAAGTGCGAGCCCAGTCGGTTCGCTTTGTGGCCGCTCCCTTCCCGGTCCAATAGTCGATGAATGCTTCGGCAGTTGCGTCCGCATCGATCCCGAGATCGGTGGCAAACTGTCGGCAATCCTGCGAGGGCTGCCAGTCGGCTGGTAGTCTGTGGGGTTTTGCATCTGCGTCGCCCTTAGGGTTAGATTGACGGTTCTTTGACGGTTCATTGACGGTTCGGGTCCCACCGTGGGAGGGGTCCCCTACCAATTTGGGAGGGGTGGGGTCCCACCGTGGGAGGGATGGCGTCTCCGTTGGTAGGGGTGCCGATTTGGTAGGGGTGCCAATTTGGGAGGGGTCAAAGTCTGCATTAAGCCGGTACATGTCGCTTTGACCCGGCCGCGCTTCCCGGCTGATAATCCCCATCGCCTCCACCCGCTGCAGGGCTCGGCGCGCGGTGTTCTCGCTGCAGCCGACGAACAGGGCGATGCGAGCCAGCGACGGCC